CCACGACAACTGGTGAGCGCATCTTGCACGTTGAACCCCATCCGGCTCATTGCGGTGGTAACCGCTTTGGCCTTCAGAATATGCCGCTTGACTGGACGGCATTCCAAGCAGCGCTTACCCAAGCGCAGTCTTGATCACCCCAGTTCGTAACTTAACTTTTTAGGAAATTTATCATGGCTCAGTTTAATTTTGACGCATCCCAAGTTGCCCCCCAACAGGCCACAGGCCCACTGCCTGCCGGCACTTACCTTGCACACATCACCGAATCCGATGTGCAGCCCTTGAAGTCTGGCAATGGCGAGGGCTTGAAGCTGACTTTTGAAATCATGGATGGCCAGTTCAAAGGCCGCAAGGTTTGGGAGAACCTTAACATTCGCCACAGCAACGAAGACACCCAACGCATTGCACAAAGCCAGTTGTCTGCGCTTTGCCATGCGGTGAATGTCATCAAGTTGATGGACACTGCCGCTTTGCACTTCAAGCCAGTTCGCCTTAATGTGACTGTGCGCGAAGCCCAAGGCATCTACAAGGCTAGCAACAACATCAAGGGCTATGAGTCTGCCGGTGGCTTTACTGCACCAGCTGCTGCACCAGCACCAGTGGCGCCAGTGGCTGACACGCCTGCATGGCCAACAGCCGAGCAAGAGGCCGCAAAGCCTAAAACACCCGCATGGGCTAAGAAAGGCTGACATGGCCTTGCTACCACAATCAGTTACTGATCCTGTGGCCGATGCCATCTTTGCCTACTACAAGGCAAAGTATGGCGCGGAAGCACAACGCCCCTACCTTGGCGCCTCTGCCATTGGTAAGCCCTGCCTGCGTCAGCACTGGTACTCATTTAGATGGGCCAAGCCTGCGCAGTTCTCTGGCCGCCTGTACCGAGTGTTTCAGTCTGGCCACTTACAAGAGCCAAGGGTTTATCAAGACTTGGCAAGCATTGGCTGCACTGTCTACCAGATCAACCCAGCTACCGGAAAGCAGTGGTCATTCAGCGAAGCTGAGACTGGCCACCACTTTCAGGGCAACGCTGACGGCATCATTACGGGTTTGCCGCAGGCGCCAAAGTCTCCGCACATACTGGAGATAAAGACAGCATCTGACAAGATGTATAAGGAAATGCAAAAATCTGGCGTAAAGAAGGCCAAGCCCGAACACTACGCGCAGATGCAAATATACATGAAGTGGAGTATCGATCAGTTTGGCGAGGATGGTTGCCGCAGGGCACTCTATCTGGTGGTCAACAAAGACAATGACGACATCTACACCGAGCGCTTAGAGTTTGACGCTGACGAAGCACAGAAGCTGATCGACAAGGCCATGGCGGTGATCACCAGCGTTGAGCCACCAGTTGGCATTTCAACTGACCCCACATGGTTTGAGTGCAAGTTCTGTGATTACCAGGCTATTTGCCACGGCACGGATGTACCGGCAACAACTTGCCGTTCTTGTGTCCACGCCACGCCCGAGATTGATGGCCAAGGCCGTTGGTCATGCAACAGCCACAGCATCGATTTGGCCACGGACGAGCAGCGCTTGGGTTGCAGCCGCCACCGTTACATTCCCATTTTACTTGCCAAGACGGCCACGCCAGTTGACAGCACCGCCGATCATGGCGTTGTCTACCAGATGGCTGACGGCAAGCAGTTTGTTAATGGTGACCCTGAACTGAACCCTGACTACATCAGCAGCCAAGAGATCCATGCCTGCAAGGATAAGATCATGTTGACAGACGAGCAGGCGCTTGATCTGCGCAAACAACATAACGGAAGGTTCGTATGAACACCCTACCAATTGACCAAATCACCTTGCGTGATTACTTTGCCGCAGCCGCCCTGACTGGCTTGCTGGCCAATGGCGACAGAAGAAGCGCTGTAGAAAATGCCTACGCCATTGCCGACAAGATGCTTTTGGAGCGTGATGATGATCCTGCGTGAGTATCAGTCACGCGCAGTGTCTGACCTATTTGCTTGGTGGACAAAGCACACTGACGAGGCCGACATCCCTCTTTTGGTGTTGCCTACCGCCGCCGGCAAGTCGGTGATCTGCGCTGAGATTGTGCGCCAGATGTGGGATCAGTGGCCAGAGTTTCATCCGCGCACTGTGGTGCTGGTTCCTTCCAAGGAACTGGCCGAACAGAATGCGGCCAAGCTCAGAGCCTTACTGCCCCACACCATCAGCGTTGGCTTTGTGAGCGCAAGCCTGGGCACAAAGAGGTACACCGCCGATGTGATTGTGGCCACCATTGGCAGCATCCACAAAGCTGCGCACTTGCTTGGCAACATCAAGGCCGTGGTGATAGATGAGGCTCACCTAGTGAGCCAGAAGGCAGGAGACGCAGGCATGTACCGCAACTTTCTGTCTAAACTGGGAGAGTTATGCAAATTTCGCATAGTTGGCATGACGGCCACACCGTTCAGGGGCAATCAAGTTTGGCTGACTGACGGTGACGATCCCTTGTTTACTGGCATTGCAAGCCGTGTGTCTATGGGTGAGCTGCTTGAGCAGAAGTTCATTGCCCCACTGGTTCCACCAGCTGAGAGAATCAGCACCCGCATCGATGCCAGCCATGTTGGCATTTCTAACGGTGACTACAAGGTTGGCGAACTATCCCGTGAGGTTGAGAAATACCTTGCCAAAGTGGCCGCAGAAGCCACTAGGATTGCTTCAGAGCGCAAGAAATGGATTGCCTTTACACCGAGTGTCGATAACGCTGAAAGCCTGTCTGAGAAGCTAAACGCGCTTGGCATTGTAAGTGCCGTTGTATGTGGTGAAACCCCCAAACAAGAGCGCGAAGACTTGATTCGCCAGTTTAAAAATGGCCAGATTCATTGTTTGGTTACCGTGCTGGCGCTCTCGGTTGGCTTTGATGTGCCAGATGTAGATTGCATTGTTTGGTGCAGGCCAACCAAGTCGCCAGTGCTTTATGTGCAGGGGATGGGCCGAGGCACTCGCATTGCAGACGGCAAGACCGATTGCCTAGTGCTTGACTTTACCGATACCGTAGAGCGCTTGGGGCCGGTAGACACAATCCAAGGCAGGGCTAAGAAAAAGTCAGGCACACAAGAGGCGCCCTACAGCATCTGCCCAGACTGCGGAGAACGCAACGCACCGGCTGCGCTTGTGTGTGTGCATTGTGGCGGCACGATTAGGGAAGAAGAAATCAAGCCCATGGATGCCAAGGTGTCCTATGCCGCACTGCTATCGAGCCAGACCGCGGCAGCCGAGCTGGTGTGGCACGACATCACCAAGGTGGGCTATGCCATGCATAGGAAAGAAGGCAAGCCAGACAGCATGAGGGTTGACTACTACGCCGGCCTGCTTCGTGTAGCCAGCGAATGGGTCTGCTTTAACCATGTTGGCTACCCCAAGCAAAAGGCACAGGACTGGTGGCTAAAGCGCGACAAGATGTTCATGCCGTCTGGCACTCAAGTGGCGCTTGACTACTTGCAGTCATACAAGATCAATGAGCCAGTCAGAGTTGCAACCCGCAAAAATGGAAAATATACAGAGGTAAAAGACTATGAATTTAATCGAATTGAACGCAATCAAGAGGCATCTGGACAGTCAGGTCAAACAAATCTCTTTGATCCAAGTAAATTGCCAACAGTGCAACAACTTCAGCACAGGCATCTGCAAACAATTTGAAGCAAAACCACCATTAGAGTGGATTACCGGCACGGTTGAGTGCGAACATTGGGAATGGGATCAAATCCCTTTTTGAAAAATAAATCATGGAAATCTTAATTTACACCAAACGCAAATGCCCCAATTGCATCACGGCCAAAATGATTTTGAGGGCTGAAAACATTAGGTATGTTGAGATTGACGTTGAGTCAAACCCTGCATTGCTTAATGATTTGCCAGAAAACTCACGCCAGACGCCGCAAATCTTTATCGATGGCCAGCACGTTGGCGGCTTGGCCGGTCTACATGAAGCACTTACAAAGACAAAAGATGCCACGCCCAAAACCACCGGAACCCCTTAAAGGCCGCCAGATTAGGCTCACAGATCGTCACATGATGATCTTCCAAGAACTTGGCGGCATTGACTGGCTGCGTAAACACTTGGACAAGAGCGCCAAGATGCCCGCCAAGTACTACATCCTGCCGTCAAAGAAGGAAACAAATGATTGATGACGATGACATTCAAGATTACGTCCGGCCTTGGATTGGACTAACGGATGAAGAAATTAAATCACTTGACCTTAGTAACTATGTGCAAGTGGTCAGGATAGTTGAACAAGCCTTAAAGGAGAAAAATACATGAGTTATATCGTGGCATCACTGCCGCCCATGAAATGCTTTGTGAAGCGCGAGTTTTTATACAACGATCTTAAGGGCCATGGCGAACTAGAGCCTGCCATCTGGGTCAGCCTCAAAGCCTTGCGTGGCCAAGTATTCCGCATCGAGTCGCTGTTGCCCAACTACGGCGCCCTGTACGACAAGCTGCCGATCCACGCCTACGTCTGGCACAAAGACGCTGGCGATCTGCCCATTGACACGCTTCAGTTGTGGGACTGCATGGGCTACCGTTTTACAGTCATTGAGAAGATCGGCCTGCGTAACCTAGGCGTCAAATTTCTTGGTAAAGATAAAGAATGGCACTTTGGCCGCTATCTGTTTACGGTGGACTTCTGCGCCGAGGGCATGGACTTAGATACAGGGTTTACCGAGCAGGCCGAAGAACACAAGTCATTCAATTGGATTGCGCTGGACAACGGACAGTTTGCCTGCCAACCAAACAACCGCTGCCTCTGGTATGACCAAAGCCTGATCCCCGCCGAGACAAAGTTCCCTGATTTCCAAGCAGCGCAAAGATTGTGGACGGTAGACGGCACACGCAAATGGTCTGCCGGTGATGACTGGTTTTACAGCATTAAGGCAAAAAATGACTAACAGGCCAGACTTTGCAACGTGGAGCCAAGCTAACTTAACCAAGTTTGCCGATGAGGCTTACGCCAAACTGTGCGAACAGGACGACATGCTTCAGCAGTTGCGGTGCGACTTGAAGACTGCAATTGAGGCGTACCGCGCGCTGTCTAAGCAAACGCCCGAGTCCCCGACTTGTCAATGATCAGGGCTTGCTTGCGGGGCTTGTCGGCAACGCTGATATGCGTCCACCGATCAAACTCGCGGATGATTTGGTCATAGCCAATGCCACTGGCAATCACGGCTCTGACCACTTCATCTGGCGTCATGCCAGGCACACGGAAATCGGCGGCAAAGCCAATCCGGTGTTGGCTGGTGTCTTTGCTGCCAACGGCGTCATTCAAAGCCTTACACCGAAACCCTGACGAAATCATAATGGGCTTGCCGCCCAGCACGGTTTTGACTTCCTCAAGGAAGTTGGCCAGTTGTTGCAAGTTGCTGATTTCGGCTTGAGTAGGGCTGTTGTCGATTTCTCGATGGTCTGTGTGGGTCAGTTCATCTAAAGTAAAATGTGGTGAAAGGTTCATTTTTTATCCTTTAATGCTTGGATTTCTGAGGTTTTGTCTTTAGAACCTTGAGAGCTGCCGCGGTGGAAATTTAACACTGTGCCACTCATAGTAATTAGTGAGCCAAGAGCCATATACACCAGTTCCTTGTTGGCATCTGGCACACCCTTCATAAACGCAAACCACGCAAGGAATATGGTGGCAGTGACAATACCAATATCAAGTGCATAGGCCGTGTTCTTGGCCAGCCATGATGCGTTGGTGGACTCTTGCACCTTGGCATTCATGTCGCGTGCGCTGTCTGTATTTGCGTTATTTAACTCAAACAACTTGGTGTCATTGGCCATCTTTGCCAGCTCACCGTCTTGCGCCAGCTTGGTCAGCTCCAGCTGCGCTCTAGCTTTGGCCTCTGGGTCTGGAATCAGCTTGTCAATGAGCTTGCCGCCCACATTTAAAAGTGCGTCTAATCCGATCATTTTGGATCCTTATTCATCTGACATGTCTGTTGCAGCCAAGTTTATGCGCGTCTTTAAGGCGCTGATGTCCTCTGGCTTTGATGTAAAACCCACAGCAATATATCCTGCAAACTTGCCAGGATCAGGTGGTATTGAGCCACGGCACATAAACTTCACGCCCTGCTTAGTTCCCCACTCACCAACCTTTGATGATGGATTGAATTCCTCGCAAAGCACTTCATTGTTTAGCATAGCCACCATTGCTGCATTGCGGTCTGAGCTGGCATTGAAAAGAGAAGTGATTGTGCCCTCAACTTTCTTTTCACGTGAACCATCAGCGTTCAAAGCCAGCACCGTGGTGCGTGAGTTAGTTGCAAGGTTGGCTTTGTGTACTAGCACAATCAAGCCATCTACGTCTTTAAGTAGGCTTTTGGCAGGTTCAACTAAGTCGTCTTGCTTTACAAGTTGAGGCATGTGGTCTTGATTCTGGATTGCTTGCAAAATAACTTGGCGAGAATCCCACGCAAAATAGCCAGCAAAAGCCAAGAAACTCAAAAGAATTACTGTCAATAGCTTAAATGGGCTATCAACCCATTTGATGAGGTCTGTGACACGTCCAATTGCATCAGTTTTTGGAGGCTCAACTGGTTTTGCCGCAGGAACTGATATTTCTGCCTGTGGTTTTGGCGTTCTGCGTTTAACAGCTGCCACCTTAGCTGGCGCTTTTGAAACAGTTTTTGCCGGTGTTTTTTTTGTTGTAACCATAATTAAACGTATATGTCCAAAGTGCGATTTGTAAATATTTCCATGCGTAGCCGTTCCTGAACGACTTTTCGGCAATAGATCTCAAACCCAATGTCCTGCAATTCGGTTTGCTTTTGCTTGGCCACCTCAAGCGTTTTGTTGACGTCCTGTTGTTTTTCTAGCTTGGCTTGGGCAAGGTCGTGCTTGTCAGGATAACCGGACGGCTGGACTGTCGGAAATAGTCTAATGGTTTCAATCATTTCTTTTCCCTTTCCATTGCTCTGGCGTAGTAAAACAACACCTTGCTTCTCAATTCACCGCTGTCAGCAGTCCCAGCCCATAGCGCCAAGTTGTTCCAGATTGCAAGCAATCGGGTAGTGGAACATGCGTCGCCGTTGGTTGTCAGCCACTCAGACAGACGCTGGTGGCGCTCACTCGGGTTTCCGAGCCAGCTTAGCCCATAAAAGTCGGAGACGAGACATGACTCTTTGGCCGTAGCCCCTGACAGTAGCAACAGCAGTAGAAAAAATAGCGGACGCATTCATTTGTCAACCTTACTATCGAGTTTATCGAATATTTTGCCGAGCATGTCTTTAACGTCGCGCATGTCGGCTCGGTAGTCATCGCGGCCAACGTAATTCAAAGGCATGGCCCGAACGTCTGTGTCGAGGCGCTCCAGCGATCGGTAGATGTTGTTTAATATCCATCCACCTAAGAACCCCGCCAGACTCACCGCAATGTTAAAAATAACTTGGGTATCCATTATTCAGCCATGCCTTTTAAATCAATCTTGACTGGCTTTTCAGTCAACGCGTTTTTGTTTGGTTGTTTTGGCGCCAACTGGTTTGGTTGTTTAAGGGCTTCTTTAACTTTGCCCTTAACTTCTATAGTACGAGCAATTTCAGCCGCTGTTTTAGCCCCAGGGAATCTTAAAGCCTGCAAAGCCTCAAGGCCACGCAAGACAGCGCCAGAAGTATTGCTGTAGTTCACCGCACCAGGCTCTTTAACCATTACATCTTTAATAGCTTCACGCAAATCTAAGATTTCATCGCGCCCAGTTTTACCAAACATATAAGCAAGTTTCTCTTCTCGATCAAGGTCAGTAACAAAATTACTAAATCTTTCTAAACGAACAGGATCTTTTTCATCACCTTTTTTAAGCAACAAATCTTTCATTCGTTGCAAAGTTTGTCCTTGCAATTCTTTAAAAGCTTTTTGCCCTTCTGGGCCAGCATTTTTAAGCAACTCTGTTACTGTTTTCATTTCTTCTAAAGAACCGTCAACAACAACATAGTTATAAATATCATCAAGCGCAACTCTGCGATCAGCGTAACCTGCCTTTGTGCCAAGTAGTTTGTCAACTCGGTAAACATCTTCAAACTTTTTTGCCAATTGTGTTCTAGCTTGACGAGCTTCTTGGTACATCTTGCCACCAGCACCATCACCAATTTGTGTAATTAAATCTTTTAATGGTTTAGCGCTTGGTGAATTTTTAGCTGTGCCAACTTGTTGATAAATGTCTTCTAAATTGCGGATTGAAATAGTCCCAGTTTTTTGGGGATCATTCATAGCCAAAGATTCAGCCACATCATCTAAAATTGGGTCTAGTGTTTTGCGGCGTGTAGCGCTTTTTGTTCCAATGTAATCAAGCAAACTTTGATATGGAACTTGTTGTAATGTTTCGCCAGAGTCATCGGCTAATTTGTATTTAGCTTTGTACGCATCGAATTCTTTGGTGTATTCATTATTTAAAGCTTTGTCAATAATTCTGCCAGTGTTACGAATTTCACCACGATCAGCAGTTGAACCAACTGCCTCAGTCATTCTCTCAAAATTCCCAATAATATCTTTTTGTTTACCAGCTTCAAAAAGTTTTATTTGTTCTTGTAGCTTGGTTTTGGCTTCTTCGGAAATGCCAGTTATTACGCCACGTTCAACTTCTGATTCAAATTGTTGTTGCTGTAAATTTTTAGTGCGCTCACCAAGTTTTGCGCGAATACCAAATTGCTCCAACCGTTGTTGGCGCATCAAGTCTTCAGCAGTGTTGGCAGCACCCATGCCAGGCATAGCCGCCTGTTGTTCGCGTGTCAGTACATTTGCCAAAGCATTTTGAACTGGCACTGTTGCTTGTCGAATAACAGGACGGGCAAGCACATTGGCCTGCATCAAGGTTGCAGGCGCCAAAGCGTTGAGGGTTGTACCAGCTGCGCCAAGTGTTGGCGGTAAAGCGCTTGTGACTGGTTGCAAGAACTCACCAACAGCGCCCAAGGCTTCTCTAGCCGTCTGTGTGCGTGGCTTATACATAACGGACTTAGCCGCCTGTTCGCCAGCGCGAATACCTTCTTGAGTGCCATATTTGCCACTTGCCAAAGTGCCAGCAATACCAACAATAGGTGCAATGGCACCGCCGGCCAAAGTTGCGCCAAGCGCCAAGGGGGTTTCAATCACGCCCATGATGCGGTCACGCATAGACACTTCTGGTGGCTTAACACCAGTCACAACACCTTCAGCGCCTGGTATTGCCGCAGCCGAACCCAAACCAATGGTTTTATAGAAATCCATTTTGGGAATCTTTGCATAGAATTTTTCATGCAAAGAATCGGCCAGAGCAAGGTCTGGCACGGCGTCATATTGTGGATACTGTGCGCGGAACTCTGCAAGTGTGGCCATTATCTGACTCCAGGTATTGCCAGCCCCAATGGATTGGTTGGCGTTGCATTAGGTATACCACCACCGCCTGTAGCAGTCGGAGCGCCACCGCCGCCATAACTTTCAATGTATTTCCGGCCTTCTTTGCCAGTAGAAATTTTCATGCCTTCAATAGCACGATCTCTAGCAGCTGCTTTTTGTGCAATTACTTTGTCACCCTCGCCAATTAAAGGGAAAAACTCTTTAATTGTGTTAGATATTTCAGACGCGCCAAAAGCAGCGCCAGATGTTTTGCGCAAATAAGCAGTAGCAAAAGCCAATTGTGATTGTGCTAATTTTTGTTGATCTGAGTTTGGCCCAATCAAACCAGTTGGGTCTGCATTAAATGTTGACTGAATAACATTTCCAATACCATCGCCAACACCAAATGGAACCATTTGAGCCAATCCAGTTAGCAAGCCTGGCACAACTGCATTTTTAACAGTTCCTGACTTTTCCAATTGTTTAATGGTGTTTTGCGCCTGCGCCATTGCACCGCCAAACATGGCCGCATTGCTTTGGGTTTCGGTCATGGCCGTGCCTTTGCCCATCAATGGCGTACCAGCTTGACCACCCGCAGGGGCCGCTGCTGGCGCCTGCCGATCCAACACGCTAGTCATGCCGGGGATAGCTTGCACAGGAGCCGCAGGCAATCGAGCACCTGGCATACCCGCACCGGCCATTGGCGCCGCAGCCGGTGCAGCACCACCAACACTAACAGGGAAGGCTTGCAATGTGCGTTTGTTAACACCCACAATTGAGCCGTCATCAGCTTCTTTAAGTTCAAAGCCTGGGTTAGCTTTTTCCCAAGCAAATTTGTTTTGATCAAATGCCAAACGGGACGCAGAAAGATTTGCGTTTCTTTCTGCGGTAATGTCAGAAAATGTTTTGCCTTTTGTAAATTCACTGCCTGGCACAACAGTAGCCGCGCCGCCAAGTCCTGGTCTTGACATTACACGGCCACCAACGCCAGTGTCTTGGGCAAAAGTAACTGGCTTGTTTTCAGTAATGTATTTAGTTGCGCCAAGAGCAAACTGTTTTTTCCAGTCATCCAAACCAGCGGGATCTTCTGGAATTCTTGCAACTTGTTGCATTAAAGGAATTTTTGCAAGCGGCGAATCTTTTAGCGCGGGGTCGTTAACTACTGTCGACAAAAACTTAACTGCATCCGCTTTATTAGAAATAATGCCAGATATGTTTTGATACATGGACTGCGTATCTTGTGCCAGTTTTGCTTGTCGTGCAAGATCTTCTGACCGCGCTTTGTCAGCAGCACTCAAATTCGTAGCAATTTCACGGCCAGACTTACCATATCCTGTCAACAATTGCATTCTTATACTGGGATCATTTAAGTCTGCCCTTGCAAGAAAATTGCGTGTGCCTTCTTCTTCAGCACGCGCACGTTGGTACTCAGCCATCTGCATCTGATTTAATTGATTGGCTTGTTGCGCGTTTTGAATTTGCGACAACTGGGCGTATTGCGCCAACTGATTAGGCAATTCAAGTGGCCTAACGCCAAGAGCAATATTTGGATTAAGTGCCATAGTTAATCTCCTCCAGATGATGGGTTAACCATGTACGCGGGTGTGTTAGAAAATCCACCAGTATTCACTAGTTGCATATTTTGATTTCTTTGCAACGCATTGAGTAGCGCATTATTTTGAGAATAATTCAAGTATGTACCCAGACCGCCAGTAATTGCGTTAGCTTGACCCACTTGGCCAGCCGCCTGAGCCGCCGCGCCGCCAGTCATTAAATTGCCTGCGTTAGACGCATAGTTTGCGCCAAATTGACCAAGTTGATTAGTTGCAGTCTGACCAAAACCGGCCAAAGTTTGATAAGGCCCAAGTTTAGCGCCGCGTTCAATTTGATAACGATTAAAAGCGTTTGAAAATTCATTTGATGCTGACTCTTGCGCGTAGTCTTGCATTGCTTTAAGCGATGTACCAGACACCGCGCCACCTCTTGCGCGCGCTTTAGATGCTAATGCTTTACGGCCTTCTGCTAAACGAAAGCCGTAACCTGGGTCTGCGGAGAATTGTTCTGGCCCAAACATTGTGTAGTCGGCCATGCCTTCCAACTTGCCAAGCGCATTAACACCCGCTTGGCGCCATGGTTCTTGATCTGCACGGGTTTGTTCAAATTGTTGTCGCTGAAGTTCGCCAGCGCGGTCAGCCGCAGCGGCTTGCGTGCTTGCCGCGCTTTTAGACGCTCTTGCGCCTACTAAACTACTAACAACCGTGGCTCCTGCTACCCATCCAGACATGGCAATTCTCCTTGTAACGTGAGTCCAAAATTGACTCGCATTGATGCTCTGTAATCTACCAGTAATTCATCGCCTACGCGTATTTTACGCGCAGCGACCGCATAAATATCACCCCCTACCTTTTCGGGCTTGATATTGCAGTTAAATGAGTGATTGATAAACCGCCCGCCGGGGGTTCTTTTACCATCCACTCGACCGGGGCACACAATCTCCCCAACCTCAAAATTGCGGGTTGCAAACAACCCTTTGCCGTGGATCGGCGAATCGCGCAATTCCACAGCCACGCCTTCCGGCATTTCTATCAAATCAGACTCAGTATGGACAATCGCGTCCATTTCATTTTGAGTCATGCCAATCTGGTAAAGAAACGCCCCATAATCAATCTGCGCCCTTTGTATATCAGTCCGGCTGTCAGCAAGGCCACAGTCAGGCACAACATACAAACGGTCTTCTAACACTGTTAAATCAAGGCAATCGTCTGGATTATCGTATACATCTACCCAAACTACTTCATCTTCAAATACCCGTCCTGCACGTTGCATTCCAGCTTTTGCAGGAAAATCGCATGGGCCAGTAAAGACTTTAACGCCGTCATCCGTATTGACCGCAATTGTGCCACTTTCCACTCGGACGTGGTAGGGGGTCTTATGTTCTGCGCCAGTTAAAACAGTCCAAGCCGGAATTGTGATCTTGCGCTCATAAATGCCTGGCTTAAAAATATGCTCAGTAACAATGTTGGCTTGCGGCATTTTCAAAAGTTCTTTTTGCAACGCCAACACTTTGCCTGTTAAAGACAATGTTGGCGTAAAACCTTTGCCGTAAGTAACTCGCATCATTATTCCAATAGCAGGTTGTTGTTTGAAATGTACTGCGTCATTAGCCAATTAGTGCCGTCAGACACAAGTGTCGCAGAATCTCCGGAACTTGCCAAGAGGATTGATGTGCCAGCCGCGCCGCCAGCCAAAGGCACTACGTTGCTAGACGCCGACACCAACGTCTGTACTTGGTAGTTCTGAAAGTACAAAACACGCCCTGAATTGGTTGACGGTGTTGGCAAAGTTACCGTGCAAGTCGAGCCTGACTTATTGTTGATCGACCAAACGTCAGTTGCCGCAACCGTAAAGTTAGCCGTTTGAGTGACTGGCGCAGACGGTGCGGCGACTGTTGAAGCCAGCGTGCCAGCGGCGAAAGATAGGCCAGTGCCAACGGTAACATTACTAAACCCGCCAGAGCCGTTGCCGTACAGAATAGACGTGCCGCTAGTTGCTGGCGCGTAGTCTGTGCCAGATGTGGCAGCAGAAATTGCCGTACCGTTGCCTTTTAGGATGCCGGTGATGCTGGTTGATAGCGTCAGCGCAGGCGTTGCCCCACCGCTTGACGTACCGGCAAGGCCATTGGCCGACACAACAGAGACAGCGGTTACAGTTCCTGTTGTTGGGGTTGTCCAAGTAGGTGTTACGCCTGTTCCAGCCGATGTAAGAACTTGGCCTACAGTTCCTTGCGCCGCATCAAAACTAAGTGTTCCTGTAACGCTTAAATCTACAACACTTGCGTTTTTAGGAGTTGTAGCCCCAATAGTCATATTGTCAATTGTTCCTACATTTGTAGGGGCAACTTCAACCGAACCAGTACCACTAGGTTTTATATGCACATGGCCAGTGCCAGTAGGACTAATATCTATTTGTGCGTTTGTACCATTTAAATTGGTAGAAACATTGATGGACATATTATCGCCACCGCCAGCACCAACACTCATTTGGGTTGTGCCTGACGCATTTTTAAGCGATAAACCAGCAGAGTTTGATGCTTGAACTATAGGTGTAGTAACGCTAGTAGAAGCAGCTAATGTTGTAACGCCTGTAGTCGCGCCTGTGTCGCTAATTGTGACTACAGAATTTTGAATTAGCTTGCCCGTAGTCCCGTCAAATCGGGCAATGGCGTTGTCTGTGGCGCTGGCAGGGCCAACAACATCGCCGCTAGTTGCCGGTGCGGCCCATGTAGGAGCGCCGCCAGTAGTAGCGGTTAATATCTGACCAGTCGTACCAGCAGCGGTAAACGCATAGGCCGACCCTGTACCATAGGACACCCCGTAAGTCGTAGGCGTCGCTGTACCATTTGTACCGCCGTTGGCAATCGGTAAAACGCCGCTTACATGGGTTGTCAAGCCGATCTTGCCCCATGACGGCGCCGTGCTTACACCACCAGAAATTAAAGCATTGCCAGTCGCCACATCAGGTAACTTAGCCAGTGTTGTTGTCGTATTGGCGTATAGCAGATCACCTACGGCATAGGATGCAAAGCCCGTACCTCCATTTTTAGCCGCCAATGTACCGGCCAAAGTAACAGCGCCAGTTGTTGCCGATGCTGGTGTCAAGCCAGTTGTGCCGCCTGTAAAAGACAACACGCCTGCATTGGTAATTGTGACGTTGCCAGTTGCGCCCGACACCGAAATACCAGTGCCTGCAATGTTTGACAGCACGCCCGTATTGGCCACAGTAATTGTGCCTGAACCATTGGTAACTGAGATGCCTGCGCCAAACCCAAGCGTATTAAGGGTATACCCTGTGCCATTGCCAATAAGCAATTGTCCGTTGGATGGGATTGTGCTTAAACCTGTGCCACCGTTAATTACGGCTGTAACACCTGTCCCTGCGCCAGTGATTGTGTACAGGTTGTATAAAAACATGTACCACTCACGCGAGATTTTTCCCGTGCGTGGATCTAAAAAATCAACACGCGGCGCGGTGATTTGGGTAATGCTGGTGGCCATTATGCGTTTGTAGGCGAAGCTATAAGCTCTGCGCCCATAATGTCAACCTTGATCGGGTCAGTGCCTGAGATCTCATACACACGATCACGCAATTTGAGCGTCATGCCTAAGCGTCGCCAAAACACGCGGCGGTAATATTCGCCAATCTTGCCCATTTTAGCCCAATGCTCATTTGACCAAGTGTGACCGCCGTCATCTGACCAGCGCAACATAACTTCTGGATCACTGCCTTGCGTAATGGGTGTAGTTTCATCCGCAATTAAAAAATTACCACTTTCAGTAATTAAATAATTGCCTTCTTGAGTTTCAAGATATATTGTTTCAGCAATCATTGACCCAGTTAAACCCGTGCCAGCCTCGCATTCAAGTTGCAAGCTATGCTGGGCAGTGCGTTTGAGAGTATTTGTGCCTTGGGGCAAAGCGCGCCATGAGCGCAACCACTTTTGGATTTGGCCATTGTCAGCGTAGACATCAAGGTCAAACGTGTAAATGTTGCCGTTTTGAAAGTCACCCACAATGATGTTGCCGCCAAAGTTGCACTGGCAGTTACTGCGGTGACGGGTAAATTCGCCGTTGTCCCAGCCTGCACGTTCATGCCAGGCTTGCGTGGCCACATCGTATACCCAAGTAGCGTTGGCCGATGGGAAAGTCAGCACATAAAAAGAATGGCCTTCTTGCTGGTATGTATAGGCCAGCGCGTCCGAGATATTGCCGTACTGTGCAATAGCGTACTCAATAGCATGCGTAGACACGCGAGCTGCGCCATAACCATTAGCGCGGTAGACAATGCCTTGGCCACGGGCGTCTGTGCCTAGCCAGAACAAGGTGTTGTCTAATTTAGCAACAGAAAATGTGGCCACACAGCCAATTTCGTTAAACGCGCCTTGGATGGGTGTCAGTGGAAAGTTAGCCAAACCGGCGTTGTACCAAACTTCGGTTGAGTCAGTACCAAACACCCACAGTTGACGGTGATCCACGTTAATGGCCACCACGCCATCGGGTGAACCATCAGCGCTGGAAAAAGTCAAAGGGTCAAACACCAACGGATAAATGTAATCGCCGTTTGCTGGATTGATGGTGTCCACGCTCCAAAGACGCTGGCTGTTAGGCTCATTAAAAACAAACTGAGTGTCCAAATAGCCCACAGTCAAAGCGCCGGGGAAATTAGGGTCTGTAATCTGATCAAACGAATTTGTAGGTTCGTAATAGGTGTAGCTGGGGCCGTTGCAAGCAAAGAAAATTACGCCGCCATTGTCAGCAATCGACACGGGGCCAGTGCCCGACACATCGCCAAGTTTAACTGGCGTGGCAGTTAGGCCGGTTAGTTTGTAGACTTCAGTACCGGACACAACATAAAAATCTGCGCCGTTGGTCTGGTGCGCCCATAACCCACGGATAGGGCCAGTGCCAACAGACTGAAGAAAATTTAAACCTGGAGCGCGGTTTAGAAAAGCCGGTTCTGTGCCACCTTCAGGGACAATCTCGGGAAAGAGATTGACCATTCTGGCATCCGCAGCGTTCACACTGCGTGCCACATAGGCCGAGCCAAGGATAGGCGTTTTCATTAGTAGTTACCGGCATAGATGTTGAAACGCTGGCGGTTAGCCACCAATGCGTAAGGCAGTGCCATCACATCATCAGGGTTGTTGATGCGCTTGAGGTCACGCTTAGAAGTCATTGCAACACGTTGCACTTGGGGGCTTGGCTCAACGCCAAACTCGGGGGCAAATTCCATGGCCAAGTTGTATGTGAACGCACGCAGATAGCCTGGTGGGTAGTACAACACTGTTGACAAATCAGCAGGGCGATTTAGTTCTTCCACCGACACAAAGTGAAACTCCAAGTCCTGCGTGGGCCTTGGATAGACGTACATCTCAATGTCAGGAAACGTCATGTTGACCCACATCACTTGTGGGTAAGTGGACGTTACGGTTTTAACCGCAATACCGTTGTACTGCTGTTGATTGATAAATTTGATGCCGTACGACACATTATTGGGCGCTCTGAAGTATGTAGAATCGTCAAGCAAAACGGGGCGAAGACCTACAAAGTCACCAGTTGGGCCAAGGGTGCGGCTAATAAGACTTGCAGGCCATGTGAAGATTTGATCTTGCGTAGAGAACACAGACAGACGTTCTGTGTTCCAACTGTCGATCATTTGGTTGAGCGCCATCAAAGCGTCTTGGGAAGTAGCCGCAGAGGGCGTCTCACCTTCAGCAAGCACGCCAAGGAGCCGAAGCGCCCGATTGATTTGTTCGCCAGCGGTGTACGTTGTCATGCTTAGACCCCTTCAGTAGTCACTTTTCTACGGCGCTTAACTTCCAGCACGTTTACAGGAGCCGCTTCAGGTTCAGAAGACGTGTCTGGATTGTAGCGTGTCCAGCCATTTTTTTCATCCATTTCAGCCTCTAAATCCATGGTTGCCACTTTGGCGCCATGAACAGGGTGGCTAAGATAAATTGTTGCCATCGGTGTTTTCCTGCTGTTTTAATTGTTCAAGCCAATAACCGCAATCTTGTAACGCACCGAGCGTTGCATCCAAATCTGAACGCAAACGCTCGGCTTGTTTTTGCAGATTTTGCACCCGTTCCATTATTACTTCACGAGTGATCATCTTTAGGCAGCAATAGCAACAGTAGAGTACAAAGGCAAGTAGCGAATGCCGTCAGGCGTAACTACTTTAAGCACTTGAACTGGCCGTGCTGTAGAACCCGCTGTTGTGTCTTGCAAAAATTTGCCAGCGCCCTTAGCCACGCCAGCCAGATTGAACAAAGTACCGCTTGTGTCAAATGTTGCTTTATCAGCACCATAGGTACTCAAGTAGAAAAACGATGTGTTTGTGCCGGTCACAGCGCCGCTAGGCATACCGATTTCAGCTTCAAACGCAGCGTAAGTACCTTGTGTACAACCAGCAGACAAAACAACTTCGCCAACAGTACCCGAAGCCAACCCAGTTACTCGGCCACTTGCGCCGAATGCTAGGTAGCCATATAAACCATTAGCATATGCGCCCAACGCGACATTTGCTGCTAATGCTG